ACTATTTATAAGCAAAATTATGATACTACCTACATTGTTAAAGATTATAACCAGGCTAAAGAATTTACTGATAGCATCAGACAAGATAGCAACCTCTTTGTCATCCGAGATACCATCAGCCAAAACAGAATCATCGGCAGGTCATTCCAAGCCAAAATCCAAGAAAAAACTATAACGATTACTAATAACATTCAACCTAAACCTAAATCTGCTTTATACATAGGATTTAGAAGCGATATAAGGCAAGATATGAGCAGAGTGGAACACAACATTAGCCTATCATTTAAAACTCGTCAGAAAGGCTTATTTAGCGTTGGTTATGGAATGTCTGGATATTCAATCGGTTATGCAATAAAGTTATAAAGATGGCAAAAGCAATGAACGTAAGTGCATACGTTAAAAAATCAAGCAAAAGAGGCGTGGCTGCAAAAAGTAAAACAAGCAGTAATAAAACGAGCAAAAATTATAAAAAAAAATATAGAGGTCAAGGTCGATAAATAATAATATTATGGCAATCAAACAAAATTTAACAAATCCGTTACCTGTATCATTTAAAGATTTTAGTAAAAATCCTGTAGTTGGTACAATGTTTTTAGTCATCATTGGCATTAGCGTTCTATACATTGATATTAGAGGTAACTTTAATAGTCAATTAGAGGCTCAGAGTGCTAAGATTGAAAAGCTAGAAGCCAAGATGGATGCTATGGGGCAATCACTAATTAAGTGCGAGAGCGCAATGAGTGGAGCATCTGCAAAGTTAAGCACGTTGGAATCATTGGGTAAAATACAGAAAATCAAATGAGATATTTAGCATTGATACTGCTTTTATCTTCATGTACAACAACTGAACCAGAGCAGGTAAATAAATACGATACTTTACTCTTAAAAATAGAGCAAAGCCAAAAGGTAATGGATAGCAGTATTGTTGAGGCGACAAAGAAAGAGGCTAAAATAATTAATAAAACTGTGCAAAGCATTATTCAAGACAAAAAGCAAATAGCAGAATTAGTTACTCAGGTAGCTGAAGCAAAAGCAAACACAAGAGTTGAGATACAAGTTCAGACTATCAGGGATACTGTTTTTGTGACAGAAAAGAAAAACTTCTGGGGCAAAAGTAAAAAGGATACATTATGACAGAGTTTTTTAAAGATGAGAACGGAAATCTAAGCATGAAGCGTTTATGCGGGTTGCTTTGTGTAATTGCCTTATGTGTGACTATGTATCATAACTCGTTCAGCGAGGAACATACTGCACCATCAACTATACTTGTGGAATCAGTAGCTTTGTTGGCATTCGGTTGTTTAGGTTTGACATCAGCCGAGAAAATACTTAAAAAGAAATGAAACTATCTACACATTTAGATTTATCAGAGGTTATACGTAGCGATTCTGCTAAACGTAACGGCATTAGCAATATGCCAACAGGTGAACATATAGCAAACTTTATGCTATTGGCTGAAAAGATATTTGAACCTATCAGGGAGCATTTTGGCGTTCCTATTTATATCTCATCTGGGTATAGAAGCAAAGAGTTAAACGCTAAGATTGGCGGAAGTGCAACCAGTCAGCATTGTAAAGGTCAGGCAATTGATATTGACATGGATAACAGCGCAAATGGAGTTACAAATGCTAATGTGTTTAATTTTATAAAAGATAATCTTCCATTTGACCAGTTGATATGGGAGTTTGGCAATGAGGACAATCCTGACTGGGTTCATGTTTCTTATGTACCTAATGGAAGAAAACAAATCTTAAAAGCATTTAAAATGAACGGAGCAACCAAGTATTTTCCTTATGCGTAAGCATGAGATTATTAGGGAGTATTTAAAACGATTCCCTGACCATGCTGATTTAACAATGGCTAAAAAGATATATGCTGACCATCCTTTAGTTTGGAAGGGTATTGAGACAGTTAGAAGTTCAATCAGGGCAATAAAAGGCAAAAAACCTGCAAGTATTTGGCATGGAGAGTATAATGATAAATCTTTATATGTCGAAAAAACCTTTAACTATAATCCTTATAAACTCCCAGATTCAGAAGAAAAAATAAGAGAGCCTTATGTATTGCCTGTAGCTGATAATAACATTTTATTGATCTCTGATTTACATATTCCTTATCATTCGATTGATGCTATTACTGCGGCTTTAAATTATGGGAAAGAGCAGCAAGTAAATACAATTATCATGCTAGGCGATGTCATGGATTTTTATGGCGTATCAAGATATGAAAAAGATCCAAGAAAGCGCTCAATAAAACATGAGTTTGATACAACTAAAGCATTTTTAGTTATTTTGAGACAAACATTCCCTAATGCTCAAATTTATTGGGCTTTTGGGAATCACGATGTACGTTATGAACATTGGCTAATGGCTAAAGCGCCTGAAATATTTGATGATCCTTACTTTAGATTAGATGAAAGATTGCGTTTAAATGAAGAAAGAATACATACAATAAATGATAAAACTATTATAAAAGCTGGTAAGTTAAGTTTACATCATGGTCATTTATTTTTTAGAGGGTTTGGTGCACCAGTTAATCCAGCAAGGGGATTATTTCTTAAAACAAAGGAAAGTGCTCTTGTTGGTCATTCGCATCGAGTATCAGAACATTCTGAGATTTCACTTGGTGGCGATTTAATTACCTGTTGGAGTATGGGTTGCTTATCAGAATTACAACCTGAGTATAATCCTGTATCAAATAATTACTCACATGGTTTTGCTCATATTAAAACTAGTTCAAATGGTAATTATAATGTTAGGAATTTTAGAATATTAAAAGGCAAAATACTATAAAATATGGAAATTTGGAAAGATGTTATAGGTTACGAAAAATTATATATGGTTAGTAATTTAGGTAGAATTAAAAGCATTTATCATAAAAAGGAAAAAATACTAAAAGATAGATTTGATGGCAAAAAGAAATATAAACAAGCGTGCCTCTATTTAAATAAAAATCCAAAATACTTTTTATTGCATAGGTTAATTGCTAATGCTTTTATTCCTTTAATATCAGGGAAAGATATAGTAAACCATAAAAATGGAATTAAAACAGATAATTGTGTTGAAAATTTAGAGTGGTGTACACAATCAGAAAATCATAAACATGCTTGGTCTACAGGATTAAAAGTTAATACAGAAAATAAAAGGTTAGCAACAATTAATTTTAATAAACAAACAAAATCTAAAATTGTTTATGATGTTTTATCTGGAATTACATATAAAAGTTTGACTGATGCTGCAATAGCGCATAAAATTCCTATTTGTACATTAAGCGCTAAATTAAATGGCAATCTCAAAAATAATACATCATTGATTTATAAGGGCAAGATATTATAAAAATAATTATATATTTGCACTATGTATAGAAAACAACTAGAAAATCTAAAGATAAACGAGGTTATGAACGTATTTGCTAACGTGCAGGTATGGCGTAACAATGCAAGTAAATTGCATAAAGAGAGCGGAAAAGTATTCCATATTAAGAATTTAAAGGATCATACAATGATTATTAGACTATTTTAAAAATATATTTTTTATTATATTGAATTATTAAAATAACTTTTATATATTTGAATAACCAAAAAAAACAAACTATGGAAATTATCATCTTTTTTATTATTATGTCGGCAATACTGATAGCAGTAGCCGGATTGTGTGACTATTTAACCAAGAAAACAAATGGATAACATGATTAACTCAGCACCTATGGGACATAACCTAGTAGTGCATTATGATCGTAACGAGATCAATTACCCAGCTATGCAGACTTGCAGTTCATGCGATGGATGGGGAAAAATATTTTACTCTAATTGTTGTGGCGAAAGAATAGTAAATAACAAATGTACAGACTGTAACGATGCATCATTTGAGATGTATGAGCAATGTGAAGAATGTAACGGAGATGGGGAGGTAGAGATATGAACTTGCTAGAAAGACTAAGTCCAAAGCATTTAGAGGTGCTAAAGACTGATGAGGAAAGATTCCCAAACACAATGAAAATGTTAATGAAAGAATTGGCAAATAATAACCATTGGATTGATTTAACCTATCAAAGCATACATACATTATATTTACATTTAGAATTACAAGACTATTCACCAACTTCGGTTGAAAAATTATTTGATTATGAAAAGCATTTGTAGAACAGTTTACCCTGATGGTAGGGTAAATGAGTATGAAAATGGCGCAATCATTAAAATAAATTCAGCGCCAAATACTAAAGAATTTAATAAATGGATTAACTACATTCATAAAAATAAATGAAAGCTATACTACAACTATTCCTAGATTTCGGAAATGACTGTGATCTAGATGTAAACAACCATTTACTATTCTATGATGCAGATGATAACATCATTCACATTGAGCATTCAGGAGAGTTGATGATTGAGGATTATTTTGACGGCACTATTCAAGGCACTAAGGATAACGTTCAGGTGCTAGATGGCAGAGAGACAGTAGCTATTTTATTTGATGGAGATTATTCACTGGCTTTAGAAACAATTATCGAAAATGGATAAGAAGAAAGATGATCTGGTCATATTCACAATGTTGTTATGGTCAGCTGTTTTATTAATTATTGCATTTATTTTGATTTAAGATATTATTTTTATAACTTTAAACAATGTCCACATTTATTAACCAAAAACACATAGCGTATAGCCTGATGGGAGTGGACACCTTGACGGCATACGCTTTTTTCATTATGGAAAAATCAGAAACAATTACAAGCCTAGCAAAAGCCTTAATAGACTTTCAGGGCAGAGTCCAGAAGATTTCAAAGGATGCCAAAAATCCATTCTTTAAATCCAATTACGCATCGTTATCTAACATTCAGGATGCAATCAGCAAACCATTAGCCGAGTCCGGTCTGGCTTACTCACAGATGCCTAGCGGAGTGAATGGGTTATGTACTATTTTAATCCATGCCGAATCAGGCGAGTATTTAATGGATTCCTTTATTATGCCAGTCAGTAAGCAGAATGATCCTCAAGCCGTAGGCTCTGCCATTACCTATGCCAAGCGTTATGCTTTGGCAGGAGTATTAGGTTTGAACATAGATGATGATGATGATGGCAACAAAGCTGCTGAGGATTCAAGAGCATGGCTTAATCCTAAAACCGATAAATGGACATCCGTAGTTCAAGCCTTAAAGGATGGATATACAATGGATGTGATATTAAAGAAATACAAGATTAGTAATGAAAATCAGGCGTTATTAGAAAAGGAGGCTGCAAATGTCTAATGAGTTAGTAGAGTTATCAGGCGTAATGTATGCGCCTGATTTCACAAAGAAACAAGCCGAGCAGACCGGGATTAATTTAATTAACAAACTGTTTGAGGATGGTAATCAAACACCTGTGCAATTCTATTCTAATATAGCACGATTAAAAGCGGTAATTGATTCAGCAGATAGGACATTTAGAGATCGTTTAAACCTAACTGAGCCAGATAGTTATAATGGAGTATTGTTTACTCCTAAGAATGGCGCTGAGAGCCTTAATTATGATGAGGATGATATTTATGTATTGCTAGAGAATAAGCTAAAGCAAAGGCAGGAGTTATTAAAAATGGCAAGTAAATCAGATGAGATTATATTTGACTCAGAGGGTTGCGAAGTGCCAAAGGTTAGCAAGAAATTTAATAAGCCTTCAATAGTTATTACCTTCTGATGTATAAGCCAAAAAAGTACCTAAAGATTCCAGATAAGAAGCGTATTGCTTTGACTTTGGAAATGATTGTTGGCAGAGGAGTAACTCCTGCTGATGCAAGTAAATATCTAAACCTATCAATGCCATCTGTTTGTGGATGGATGACTAAATACTGGTTTTATCAAAAGCCAAATAATCCAATAGTATTAATCTTAAAATCAAACGTATAAATCAAAAAATTATTAAGATAATTAAAACAAAAAGATATGGAACAATTAAATTTATTTTTAGGAAAACAATTAAGAGATAAAGGAATTTCTCAATCTATGGAAAATGCTGATTGCAAAGACAATAAATGGACTTATTATGCTTATCAATTTTTGCTTTGTTATATTAAATCAAATAAAGAATTTATGGCAGAAGATGTTAGAGTTGCATCTTATGGTATTGTTGATAATCCACCAAGCCAAAGGGCATGGGGAGGAATATTTGTAAGAGCAGTAAAATCAGGATTAATTAAAAGAAAAGGTTTTATGAATGTTAAAAATGCAAAAGCACATTGTACACCTGCAACATTATGGGAGGTATGTTAAATACAAAAAGTATTATTTAATTAATTAATTTTTATATCTTTGGAATGGTAGCTGACTTCGACAATAAGCTATTAGAAAACATTTATACCCTTGTGGTGGATAGGAGTCGAAGCCTTGAAACCGCAAGGGTATTTTATTTTAAGCAAATGGATAAATTACAATGGTTTAAGTTTACGATTAGTGACTGGGTTATGGGCAAGATCATGCGATGCCCGGAGGTTACTCAAGCAAGGTTTATCTGGTTATGCTGCCAGTATTGGAATAAAGAATGTGTAATGAATTACGATGATGCTGAGTTAGAGATTGAAAAAGAGCATTTAACTATTTTATTGCAGAAAAGAATTATTTTATTAGATGGTGATCATATAAAAATTAAGTTTTTAGATAGCCAACTGATTGATATTTTAGAAGTTAGTAAAGGCAGAAGCATAGCTGCTAAAGCTAAATGGGATAAATTCTATGATAAAAAGACCGATGCAAATGCTATGCAAGTCTATGCAAATGCAGAGCAAATGGATGCAAGTGCATTGCAAAACTCTGCAAGTGCTATGCAAAACGATGCAGATAAGATAAGAGTAGATAAGAAAAGAATATATATACCTTCTCTCTCTGAGGTTGAGTTGTATTTTAAAGATAATGGCTATACTAAAGAATCAGCTATAAAGGCTTTTCATTATTATGAGGAAAATAATTGGAAGGATAGCCGAAACAATCAGGTTAAGAATTGGAAACAGAAGATGCAAGGCGTTTGGTTTAAGGATGAGAATAAAGCTGCCACTTTGCAGTACATAGATTTTAGACCGGGTAACTGATGATTAGGAAATTCAAAGATATTCAGGACTCTCTAATTGAGATGCGTGAAAAAGGAAATCCTAGAGGCGAGAATACAGGCTTTGCATGTTTAGATGAATTTTATTCCATAAAGGAAGGTTCTTATACGTTTATTCTTGCGCCTCCACATCAGGGTAAATCAGAGTTTGCTTTTGAGTTAGCATTTACTCAGGCAGAGAAATACGGAAAGAAAACATTAATCTATTCACCAGAGACAGGAAGCACAGAGGACATCTATGCTGAGTTTATTCACAAGTACACAGGTAAACCATTCTACAAATCTATTCCAGGAGCCGTAGAGGATAAACAGTTTTACAATGCCGTAAATTACATAGATGAGATGTTTTCTATTGTAGATAGCGATGAGAGAGCCTATGGCTTTAATGATTTAATAAAATTAGTAAAGGATGAGAAAATAATACTGACTGATCCTTACAATGAATTGAAGCATGACATGAGCGAATATGGCAATAGGCAAGATTTATACATAGAGGATTTATGTGGAGACATTCGTAGATATTGCAAGAAAAATAAAAAGCACTGGCTCTTAACTTTGCATCCTGCCAACCAACAAGCATTACTTGACAGATCAGGTTTAAGATATTATCCGATGCCTATGGCTAGAGAGGCGGCAGGAGGTCAAGCCTTATTCAGAAAAGCAATGACATGGATTAATTTGTGGAGACCGCCAATTGGTATGCTAGATGAGAACGGAATGCCATTTGAGGATAACATAACCTTAGTACACATTGAAAAGGCTAAACCTAAAGGCGTAGCTAAAAAAGGTCAAACTAAGCTATTCTTTGATTGGAAGAAAAACAGATATTATGAATTTCCTAAACTTTACGCATTTGAACATGAAAAGTAATTTACAATTAGAGTTAGAGATTGAAGCATTTGCTTTATACTACCAAGACAAAATAAAGAGTTCTGAGGCATTATTATCTTTCGCAGGTATAATCTGCCACCTTGATGGTGAAGTGTTCTTATATCGCATTAAAAACGGCTTAAACGAGAAGATTCAGGATGTTATAGATAGGAATGAAAAATTAAAGGACATTTATGACCATTTTTTTATTTTATCAGAGCAGATTGAGCAAATGAAAAACATCGTAAAAAAGAATAATGCTAGAATGCTAGAAATGGAATCAGAAAATGAAAAATTAACAAAGTTATTAACTAATTATCAGGAATGGCAATGACAGTTGCAGAGAAAAGTATGGCAATGAGTTACATACTCAGTCAATTATTAATAGAGAATTTAGAGATAGTATGCCTAGAGGTAAAAAATAAGCCAGAGTTTGGCAAACTAAACGATAAGCTAATGAAGTTAAAAGGAGCGTCACGTAATGCCTTCAGGATATTAGAAAAGAATACAGAGCAGTTGGAAGAGTTAAAAAGTGAAATAGATAAATTATTAGGCACACTATGGGATTAAAATATAATGTCTTAGAATTATTTGCAGGATCACGTTCAATTGGTAATAAAGCTGAGCAATTAGGTATGAATGTATTTAGCGTAGATTGGACAGAATACGAAAAAATTAATTTAGTAATTGATATTGAATTATTAAATAAAAATGACATTCCTTTTATTCCAGATTTTATATGGGCAAGTCCAGATTGTACAACTTATTCTGTTGCTGCAATTTCGCATCATAGAAATGGAATAGTACCTAAATCAGATTATGCAAAAAAATGCGATGATGTAAATAAGCATTTTATAAGTCTTATAAATGAATATTTAATTATAAATCCTAAAATGGTATTTTTTATTGAAAATCCTAGAGGAATGATGCGCAAAATGCCATTTATGAAAGGATTGCAAAGAGTAACTGTTTGGTATTGCAGGTATGGAGATACAAGAGCAAAGCCTACTGATATTTGGAGCAACAATATAAAATCAATATTTAATGAATATGGATGGATTCCTAAATCAGAATGTTATAATGGTAATAAAAATTGTCATCATGAAAGCGCTCCAAGAGGTAGCATGACTGGAACTCAAGGTAAAAAAGGTAGCTATAATAAAAGTAAAATACCAGAATTGCTTTGCCTAGATGTTTTAAATTCAATTATAAAATGAATAAATATAACAACATCAAAACAGTAATTAACGGAATTACCTTTGATTCTAAAAAAGAAGCAGGATATTATGGCATTCTCAGGCTTAAAGAAAAGGCAAGGTTAATAGAACGCTTTGAGATGCAAGTCAGGTATGATCTGGTAGTTAATGGAGTTAAGATTGGATTTTATAAGGCTGATTTTGTCACCTATAAATATGGCAAGGTTTTAGAGGTTATAGATGTTAAATCCGAAATGACTAAGAAATTACCAGTCTATAGATTGAAGAAAAAACTGCTTAAAGCGATATATAATATTGATATAGTGGAAATTTAATACCTTTGAATTAAAACAGGCAAGATGCAGGTAAAGATTTCAGCCATTAAGGCAAACAAAAACAATCCTAGGCAAATAAAGGATGATAAGTTTAAAAAGCTAGTTCAATCAATCAGAGAGTTTCCAGAGATGTTAGAAAAGCGACCATTGGTATGCTTTACGGATGTTGATGGCAAGTATGTTGTTCTGGGTGGTAACATGAGGCTAAAGGCATCTCAGGAGGTAGGCTTAAAAGAAATACCTATTGTTTTGGCTGATGACTGGACTCAAGAGCAAAGGGATGAGTTTCTGATTAAGGATAACGTAGGCTTTGGAGAATGGGACTGGGATCAGTTGGCTAATGAATGGGATGTGGAGTTATTAGATAAGTGGGGCTTAGATGTTCCTAACTTTGATAAAGAAGTATTAGAAGCTGAAGAAGATGACTTTGATACTACGCCTCCTGAAATACCTATAACTGTTTTAGGTGATTTATATGAGATAGGTGAGCATCGTTTGCTTTGCGGTGACAGTACGGATTCAGATCAGGTTGCAAAGTTAATGAATAATCAAAAGGCTGATATGGTTTTTACTGATCCTCCTTATGGTATTGGATTTGAATATAATTCTCATAAAGATAAAAAAGGAGCTGAGTATTTAAAATTTTGTGATGAATGGTTTAATAATCTACAAATTGTATCAGATTTTATATTTATCTCAACTGGATGGGCATATCAAAAATTTTGGTGGAATAAAGATCCAAAAGATTGTTTTTATTGGCTAAGTAAAAATAAAAGAACAGGCGGAAGTGTTAGCCATTTTAGAAAAGTAGAGCCATTGTTTATATGGGGTAAACCAAAGAATAGATATAATTTTGATTTTTTTGAGCAAGTAACAGAAATAATAAATGATCTAAAAGGATTACATAGTTGCCCAAAACCTATTACTTTAATATCTGATATTATTAAAGCAGTAAATGAAAAAGATTTAATTTGTGATATATTTTTAGGTTCCGGAACTACAATGGTAGCTGCACATCAAATTAATCGTAAATGCTATGGAATGGAATTAGATCCTAAATACTGTGATGTAATAGTAAACAGAATGATTGCATTAGATCCAAGTATTGAAATTAAATTAAACGGTAAGCCATTTGAAAAAGCACACTAAATTATATTTAGCTTACTTTGGCTTTGATCAGTCTGATTTTATACCCTGCGAGATATGCAAGGCTCAGGCAATAGATATTCATCATATTGAATGCAGAGGAATGGGAGGCACTAAAGAGCCTGATAATATTAATAATTTAATGGCAGTATGTCGAGATTGCCATGTTAAATACGGCGACAAAAAAGAATACAAAGAGTTTTTAAAGGAGGTACATAATGATTACAAGCAGCGAGGAGTCTCTTAAAAGAGGTGGAAATACTAGATTTAAAAAAGGAGTATCTGGCAATCCAAATGGAAGAGTAAAGAAAATTCCGCAGTTAGATGTTTTATTAGCTGATGTATTAGGTGAGGAGAAGGATGGAATAGAAGCAGCAAAGGCTATCTTAATGGCTCTGAGAGCAAAGGCAGTAAAAGGAGATGTTAGAGCAGCTGAGGTATTACTAGATCGTGCCTATGGCAAAGCATCCCAAAGCCTGACATTAGATGGAGATATTAATTTTAGAGTACCTGCTCCAAATGTTTACAATACTGCACCTCCTTTGTCACATAGCGAGAACGAGATAGATGTTTGATACTGATTAACTTTTCTTATATTTGAATATGGAAAAATGGCTATCAATAACAGAATTGCAAGGCAATTATGAAGTATCAAATGAAGGAAGAATAAGATCGGTATTTAAAGTAATTAAGAAAAGCGATAATACTGTTTATACTCGTAAACCTAAAATAATTAAATGCCAGTTAAGAGAAGGATATCAAAGGGTTAGGCTTTGCATTGATAATGTTAGAATAACTAAAACTGTTCATAGATTAGTTGCTAAATATTTTATATATAATCCAAATAATTTACCACAGGTTAATCATATAAATGCAATTAAATCAGATAATAGAATTGAAAACTTAGAATGGTGTTCTGCATCTGAAAATATAATACATGCTATTAAAAATGGTTTAAGAAAAACTGCAATTGGAAAAAATAAACCAAAAATGGTTTTAGATATTCATACAGGTATTTATTATAAAAGTTTAAGAGAGGCATCTATGCTAAAAAATATAAATTATTCTAGTTTGCAACATCAAATAAATGGTAAGGTTAGTAATAGATCTGGATTGATATATGTTTGATTGCTCACCAGTATTCTATGAAGCATACAACACTAAAGAAAAGGTTTGTATTTTACAGGGAGGTACGGCATCATCTAAAACTTACTCTGTTATGCAACTGCTTTTCTATAAAGCAGTTAATGAGGCTAGGTCAGTTATAACTGTTGCAGGAGAATCATTACCTAACTTGCGTAAAGGTGCATACAGAGATGCTGAAAATATCTTTGCAGATAACAAATACTTACAATCTCAACTAAAATTTTGGAATAAGACTGAGCGAATTATTTATTTTAAGAATGGCTCTTTGATTGAGTTTGTTTCGTTTGAGAATGAGCAGTCAGCAAAGAATGGTAAGCGTGACTATTTATTTGTAAATGAGGCTAATGGTATAAGCTATCAAATTTACTGGCAGTTAGCTATAAGAACAAAGAATAAAATATACATTGACTATAATCCTACTAACGAGTTTTGGGCACATACTAAGCTAATTGGTCAGCCAGATACAAAACTAATTATATCAGACCATAGGCATAATCCATTCCTATCAGAGGAAGACCATCAAAGAATAGAAGCTATAAAGGAATTAGATCAGGAGTTATGGAATGTATATGCTAGAGGTTTAACAGGCAAGATTGAAGGAGTTATCTTTAGGAATTGGGCAATATGTGAGGCAATACCTGAAGATGCTGAGTTAATTAGTTATGGCATTGACTTTGGCTTTACGAATGATCCGACAGGCATAATAGAGGTTTATAAGTCTGAAGGCGAGTTGTGGGTAAATGAGATGTGCTATGAAACTAGGCTAACAAACATGGATATCTGCCAAAAGCTAAGAGATTTTAAGGTAAGCCCAGAGCAGGAGATAATAGCAGATAGTGCAGAGCCAAAGTCTATACAGGAAATATATGCAGAGGGTTTTAACATTCATGGAGCAATCAAAGGACCAGACTCCATTAAGCAAGGCATAGACATTCTTAAAAGATATAAGATAAATGTTACGGCAAATAGCCATAATCTAAAAAAGGAACTTTATTCATATATTTGGAAAAAAGATAAAACAGGCAAAATGTTAAATGAGCCGATTGATGCCTTTAATCACCTCATAGATCCTTTGAGATACGTGGCATTAAATAAGTTGGCATCTAAATTTGTACAGGAATATTCATTTGAATGGTAATTATGGGCATACTACAAAAATTCTTTAAGGCTGATATTGAAAAGGCAGCCCAAAATCAATTACAGTCTTTGATGCCCGGATTGCAGCAAAGCATAACTGCTAACCTTTACAACCAGAACGTATTTGGATGGATTGGAAATAATCAGGTTATAGTTGATTTTTCAGATAAGATTAAGTTTGTTGAAGAGGGATTCCAAAAGAACGCTGATGTTTACACTTGCATTGATATTATTAGTAAAAAGGTTGCGGAATGTGCTTACTGTCTTTATGAAGTCAAAGAGGGGGTAACTAAAAAAGATTTAAAAATATACGAGAATATGTCTATGGCTGAGGGTGCATCTGCTAAGATGAGAACATTGCAACTTAAAGAGCAGATGTTTAATCAGGTAGAAAACAATCCTATACTTGATTTATTAGCAAAGCCTAATCCTTTACAGACTTATGAGGAATGGATGACTGATCTTGCAGGGTTTTACCTATGTACAGGCGATGGTTATATATTTGGCAATGGTAAAGATGATGTGATGACCGAGAAACAAATCTGGTCACAACTATACTGCTTACCTAGTCAATGGATTGAGATTATCTCAGGCGGTATGTTTGAGCCAATTAAAGGATATTCTTTGACATCTATATATATTGAGGAAGTGCCTTTACCTGCTAATCAGGTTGTGCATTTCAAATCATTTAATCCTGACTTTACTTTAACAGGAGCGCAATTATACGGACAGTCACCTATAAAAGCTATATATCGGAACGTATTAAAAGAAAATGAAGGCGATAACGAATTATTAAAGCAGATCCGTAATGGTGGTGCTATGGGCTTTATTTCTCCTGATGGGAATGGTGCAAGTTTGACAAAGGATCAAATGAATCTATTAAAGGAAAAGATTGTTGATGCAAAACGTGGTGAGACTTTGATGGATCGTATATTCCCATCATCAGGACCGCTAAAATGGACTCAGATTGGATTACCATCTACTGATCTACAATTAATAGAATCGCTTAACATAGATACTCGCAAGATATTTACTGCTTTTCATGTTCCTATTCAATTCTCAGGTAGTGAATCAGCCTCTACAGATAATAATATGGGTTGGGCATCAAAGCAGTTAATCTATAACGCAACTGCTCCATTATCTCGGAAGATCAGAGATGCTATAAACAAGTTTGTTTGTGAGCCATACGCTAAAGCATACGGCAAGAAATATTACTTTGATTTTGACTTTAGTAGCTATCCTGAGATGCAGGAGGATATGGCAAAGCTAACTGACTGGTTAGCTAACTCATATTGGATTACTCCTGATGAGAAACGTATTGCTCAGGGTTATGATAAGTTAAGCACTCCAGAGATGCAGAACATTTACGTACCTGCTAACTTAGTACCTATTGAGGAATTATCTTTAGATCAGGCATATAACAATGCAACCATAAATGGCAAGTAGTGTTAAATACCACAAAACCTATTTAAAGCTACATAAAGAGTATGAGGCTTATGCTTATCCTATTATTAAGAAGGCATTAGATGAGCAGACATCGGCAGTTGCTGATTTTGTGAATGAAGATAACTTTGATAACATAGAATTATACATTCAGTTCTTAATTCAGCAAAAACCTTTATATGATGGATTAGAAAAGATTTATACAAAGGTTGGCGTATCAGCTGCGACATTCTCTTATAACTGGATACGTAATTCAGTACCTAAAACACGAAAAGATTTTATTACAGATTTCTTCAATCCTCAATGGTATATTGAGATGGTTGAGTATTTTAGATTCATTGGAGGTAATAAAGTTACAGGCATTGATGAAACTACTATTGATAAGATAAAAAATCTTTTAG